AGCACTTCTACAAGTAGAAGAATTAGACGTTACTCGCCATCTTCTTCTTCCTCGCAAAGTTCACGCAATTTGTCCTCAATGGTGAGCGATACATTATGCGTGTTGATATTTGCATCGACGGCTTTGAGTTTCGCTTGATGAAATTCAAGCAGTCGAAGTTCAGCACTCACACGGTCATCAGCAGTTAAACTCATCTGGTCGAGTTCAAACTGCGTCAGACCATTCTCAACAGGCTCCGTGAAATACTTCTCGGAGTGAGCTCTTATGAACCCTTTAAGTGGGTTGTCTTTGTTAGGCGTACCTTTCACACGCCCGCCTGTTTTCATACCTTTCATACGACAATACTTAAAATATGAGTACAAAGATAGTATAATAACTTAGCACGCAAATTATAAGTATTGTAACATAAACTTTTCAGATATGTTAGGAAGTATTATTGGAGCAGGCGTTGGAGCAGCAGCCTCTATCTTTGGCGGCATCAGTGCTTCAAAAGCTATCAAGAAGATGAAAGCTAACCTCGAAGCACAGAGAAAGAAGAATCAGGATTGGTATGACCAACGATATAATGAGGATGCAACACAGAGGGCAGACGCACAGCGTATCCTCACAAAAACAGAGGAGGCTTTTCGAAACCGCAACAGAGCAGCACAGGGAGCAGCTGCCGTGATGGGTGGTACAGAGGAAAGCGTAGCGGCAACTAAAGCTGCGAACTCGCAGGCTTTAGCAGACGCTACAAGTCAGATAGCTGTTAATGCTGATGCACGTAAAGACCAGATTGAGCAAACTTACCAGCAAAACGACACTAATATTCAGAACCAACTGAATGCCTTAGAACAGAAGAAAGCAGACGCAATCAGTCAAGCTGCACAGGGTGTAGCATCTGCGGCATCCAATATTGGAAGCTCAATGTAAGATATACGAAAAGTTATGACGAAAATAGGATATGACGAAGTAAAGCCTGCTACAGCTCCTCAAGGTAAAATACCTCCAGCTATAGACAGGTCATTGCAAGGGGCCCCAGGCAGTCAGCCGAGTGAGCAGACTACGGTTAAGCAAGAAACGGAAGCACCTACCAATGTGCAAGATAATACCGCATCTACTACACCAGCCTCAACTGTATCATCAACTGTATCATCAACTACTCCAGATAATCATAAGGCGGACCTCATTGGTTACGATAATCAGATAGACATCTTGAAGAAAGCACAGGCAGACTATGCCAGTGCTAACGAAACCGAGGAGCAGCGCAAGAAAAGGGAGAAGAGAGAGAAATCGAAGCGTGTTATAGCTGCTGTAGGTGATGGCATAAGAGCACTGTCTAATCTCTACTTTACTTCACAGTACGCTCCTAACATGTATAACCCCGATGATACTCAATTGGCGAAAGTGGATGCACGGCAGGAAAAACTGAAAGCTGAGCGAGAGGCAAACAGGGATAAGTACCTCAATTACTCATTGAGAATTGGCGACCTTGAGAATGACAGAGCCAAGACAGTTAGAGAAATGGAGGCGCAGGCTGAAAGGCTTAGGCTTGCACGAGAAAAAGCTAATAGAGAGCAAGAGGAGCATAATTGGCTTGCAGACCTGCAGCCAGACAAAAAGCGTGAACAGACTGCTAAAGCGGACGCAGCTGATAGTGTTGCTAAAACGAAAAAGGCTGAGGCTGATAATGCTGATGCGTTACAAAAAGCAAAACTCAAAACAGAGCAAGAGCGAGGGACTACAGAGCGGACAAAGCAGGCTGTTAACAGCGCTACAGCTAATTTGAGGGGTGCACAGGTAGTTGAAAGTGGCGCTAAGGCAGCAAATGAACGTGCAGGAGCAGCCGCACATTATGCAGCTGCAAGAGCAAGTGACCGTAGTAACGTCAGCGAGTTCTCTGCGTATGACTCTAAAGGAAGAGAACATAAGTTTCGAACGAAAGATGCTGCAGATGCTTACGCTAAGCAGCATGGAACATTTAAGGAGGAAAATAAGACCGAAAAGACAACGACAATGTCAAAGGTGCGTGGCCGTACATCGAGTCGAGTCTCTACAAAGACTTCAAGTGGTGGTGGGTATTCACAAAAGCCACCACAGAAAAAGAGTACAGGAGTGAAGTGGAAGTAACAATAATATAACATACTATCTATATGGAAATGCAAGATAAGCCTTTACGCAAACTATATACGTCATTAAAAAGTAACAACTATGATGTGCCTGATAACTATGAAAGTTTTGAACGCACATTAACAGAATCAGGGCAAGCTGGTGCTCAAAGTCGACGTGCCCTACATGAGTCTCTGAAAAAGAACAATTATGATGTACCAGATAGTTATGACAGCTTCTATAAGTCACTTTTTACTCCTGTAAATAGTACGACTTCAATGGCTATTGGTAGTGAGCCTGCAAAACCAGCACCACAGAAGCCAACTACGTCGACTACTACTGCCACTCCACAGCATACGGTACCACCTACAAAACCCGCACCAGCGCAGCCTGTAAGACCACAACAGGTTCAGAAACCTCAGGGCAAGCCTATGACGGCAGCACAAAAAGCGGCTGCAATTGGATGGGCACAAGGCTTGACAGCACAGACAAAGGCTAACACGCAGCGTGCCATGCAAAAGATTAAGAACATAGGCAAATACCAGAAGGCGCAGGGGGTGTATGGTCAGACAAAGAAAGGAAATATTGAGTACAACCCACAGACAGGTAAGATGGAGCAAACATATCTTACCCCACAGGGTGAGCAGACTACTCATAAGGCAACAGCGGACTTGGCAAGTCATGAGTTCCGTGTGCAGCAAGGTTTTCTTTCTCGAATGTCAGACAACGGATTGAACCCAGATAACCCAGAAGATGTTGCTAAGCAGCGTCAATTGGATAAGGAGCATCCTATCCGTGATGTACTGGATAGTGTATGGAAAGAAGCTGAAGGTATAGACAAGCAAGCACAGGAAGAACTACGAAGTAAAGCCTCATCAGGTTTCAGTCTTTCTACACTTGCAGAAGCCTCCAACTCTGCAGGTGCACCACTTGCAGGGCATGATAGGAATTTCAACGACGAGCTATCTTATCAAGAAAAGCGTCACAAGGCTTTTGACTTTGACAAGATGGCTAATACAATATACAACAGATTGCCAAAGGACTATCGTAACGATAGATTGAGAGAATACACAGCATATTTTTCTAAGCACCCAAAGGAGGCTAAAGGCAAGAGTGCAGTTGCAGCTGCAAAGGATGCACTGATGGGTCTGATATACAATAATGTATATAGTCATGCTGTGCAGGAACGCCTACCGAAGTCTAATTTAGAGTTTTTACTGCGTAAAGTAGCAGACCAACCCCTTATCTCAAGTAAAGCAGCTGCAGAGTTTGCTGCTTCATCAAGGACAGGCTCACATGGTCTTGAGGTTGCTGAACGTGATGCAATGGCGCAATTCGGCAGTCAGCATAAGGCAATGAATATTATGGGTACAGTAGCTAATATGGCACTCGACCCTATTACATACGTTTCAGGAGGTGTTGGCGGTTTTGTAGGCAAGAAAGCCCTTGGACTTGCAGGCAAAGCAATGTTAGGTAAGGTTGCAGAAAAAGCCACAGAGAAAGCTGTCGGTAAAGTTGCTACAGATGTTGCAAGTAGATATGCAGCAGGGACGCTTGCTGGACGTGTAGTGCAGGGAGTTGCAGGTGGTGCAGCTAACTTTGCTACATTCAATACGCTGAAAGGAATTGAGGAGCAAGTTGCAACAGGGGGTGTTGTAAACCCTGAAACAGGAAAATCCGAGGGTTTCTCTGTTGGTGAGATATTGAAATCAACAGGACACGGATTGTTACTCGGTGCAGCAACTGGTACATTGTCGCCTATCATTGGCAATTTTGCAGACAAGGCAGTAAAAGCAACGACAAGCACTGTTGGTAAGGTTGCATTACGTGCAGGTGAAACTGCTGTCAGTACGCTTGCAGAGGGTACAGTGTTCTCTATCCCAGAATGGATTAGCGGTCAAGGTGACGCATTCGATGTCTGGACAGACAATATGGCAATGATGCTTGGTTTCAA